TTTAAAACCCCGGTGTCTGGATCTTGTCCATATAGAGCCGGGATCTCTTTGATAATTGTCATCGCGTCATTGCGACCGACCTCAGTACGCCGCGCGGCTGCAATCTGCGCTTGCTTTTTGACGTACCAATCCGAATAACGCAGCCCAGCTTTTTCACTTGCGGTAGATAAGTTGGAACGCAAATTCCCTGCCGCAACTGGGTCGATAGCGGCTAGTGTCGCTGCATAACCGTCCGTAAGATCTGCAAGTTGCGCCTGGACCTGGGTAAATGGCGTTACGTTGCGCTCGGCTTCATCCAAGATTTTTGTGATCTGTAGCTCTGCATCATTCTGTATTTCTGTTTGCGCAATACGATTGGCCGCCTCATACGCGGTCTTTTCCTCTAAGCCCCTAGGGCCACCCTGCGCTTGCAGTTGCTCCAATAGTGGCTGTGCGCCCTCAGTGCGAACGCGCTCGAGGCCAGCCTGGACCGCATCTTCTTCTGCCCTTTTATAAAGAAAGTCACTCATCCGATCAAAAGCTTGTGCCATAGCCTGACCAGCACGGGCTTGACCACGAAAACCAGCATAGTCTACGTCTTGGAACTGCCTAGTTCTTACTCCTAATTTTTGGTAACGCGGAAGTCTGCCCATGATCTAATCCTATAACTGCCCGTATTTGAAGGCACCGCCTAATATCGTGCTAAATGCATTGTATCTAGCTGTAGTCATAGCCGCATTACCAGCCATTTGATATTGCTCTGCCTGTACCCCGGCTTGTCCTTCCGCCATAACTGCATTGTCAGCCGTTGTGTGAAACTCTCTAGCGGCTTCTGCCATGTTTGAAATGGCGACAACATTAGTCGCACCACCACCAATTGCACCACGCGCAATAATTGCAGCGAAGTTATCGTTTAACCTGGCAAGAACATCTGCGCCTTGTTGTTTATATGCTATGGCTTCTGATCTGCCTTTCATAATTGCATCAGCCGCTTTTGCATCATACATGCGTTTCTCAGCCCGACCCGCTGACATTTTCCCCATCGCGCTCAAAGCCGTTGTGCCTATGAATGCTGCCTTTGTAAATGCTGGACCCATATCTAGCTCCCCACGCTCATTTTGTATTCCAAGCTCAAAACTGTCATCGGCAATGGATCAGTTTGGCTTATCGTGATTTGTCCGGTTGTACTAAACCCAAGAATACCGTGCGCAGTTTTTAGCCCGGTAAACTCTGCAATCGCATCCGAGCTTGCTTCAGTGTCGAATGTAATTGTTCTGTTGTTGATCTTGAGATCTTTAGTCTTATCAACCAAGGCATCAACCTGGACGATCCGCTTGCGTACACCGTGAACCGTCCCACTTTGCAGCGCTGGTTCGGTTGGCATTGTTTTTGCCTGTACTGTATAATCTATACCGCATTCAAATGATGATGTAGATGCGGTCGGGAATGAAATGCCCGGCGCCGTTACCGCACTCACCCCTACTTTTACTTTGCCAACACCCGCCTCGTCTTGTCCTATATTGATGTTTGTAACAGCTATAAACGTTTCAGTTGATGATAAAGACGGATTTGCAGTCGTACCCATAGAGATAATATTCGATAAGTTCTGACCATAGAAACCAGTTCCAGTAATCGTAACATACTTACCAGATGTCCAAGACGTAAAACCAGAAAAATCCAAGGTGACGGTTCTTGCAATTCCGTCAAAGTCAGCGCTCCCCGCCCCAACGTACACGCCATCTAAAGTAAGATCACCCGCTGTATATACCTTTTCAGTAAAGACCCCATCGTCATCGGCAGATATTGTTATATCTTCTACAGTGTCATCATCTTGAACAATGCCATCAACAATTAAACTAACAGTCTCACCATCAAGATGCGGCATTTCAATTTGAGTTCCCACACCACCAACCTTCGATGAATCTAGTGTTCTATTGGGGTTAAAAACTTCCAAATTATACACATCTGACCCGTCAACTGTTCTTTTAACAATTACGAATACGCTTGAAACCTCAACAGCAACGGCAACAAATTCACCACTTGTTGTGAACTTGCTGGGAGCAATAACGTTTTGGCCCACCAAGATAGAGTAAACCGCCATCGATCCATCGCCACCATTCACTACAAATAGACGATCAGCCTCATCAGTAGACGCAGAACGCCGAACTGCAATGTCAGTCGGATCATTTAGCAAATGCGACGATAGCAAAGATATGTTTTGAACCTGGTACGATCTTGTATCAGAGCCAAATTGAAACCCATTGATTGCACGGCCCTGACGTTGCACAAATATCGTGGCCCCGTTTAGATCCTCGATTGGAACACCTGGTTTTGATCCAAGCCTTGTTTGTGGGCGTACAAGAAAAGTGCTTGGGGTGATTGGGTTATCCTCGGACTGAACAACAATAAACTCACCCCCAGTTGTAAAGATACGCAAGTCACTTGACGCAACAATGTTCACAATACTGTTAAGCTGGTTTGTGTTTATCGTTGCCTCAACGCTTTCATCATCCAGACCAGTACCGACCCCAAAGTTAAAATAATCAATAACTCGAGAACCCCAGACTGTGTTGGGTCGGGATTTAGATCCGCCGAAGTATAGACGCCCCTCATGGAATGTTGCTGATTTTGGCCAGCCTCGAGTGCTAGACCAGACATCCTCATAGCCGTGTTCACTTGTCCATTCGCCAGCAACGATTGTATCCGTATCAAAAAACGGAACCTCGACAAACGCTTTCATTTGCGTATCGCTGACATACTCAACATATCGCGCTCGGCCAAACGTGCTGTCTACTTGCAAGTATTGATCAACAGCAGCCTCCTTAAAAGCTTTGACCTCGTACTGCGATGTATTGTCAGGCGCTGTATCCCACGCTGGATAAACAGTCAGAACCTTTGTGGACGCAACATAATCCTCAACGTGCCGCGTTTGCCCCGATCCAGTGCCAGATGTTATCTTAATAAACATCCCATTTGGGTCATCATCAGATGTGTAAGACGTTGCAGATTTGAGCGTAATTGTATTGCTGCTACCCGCTTGCGCAGTACCATTATCGGTTGTGACGTTAGATGCAGTGATAGTAATGTTGCCACTTACCGCACTGGGCGTGACATCATAGTTAGGTTGATGTGTATCAAACGCATATGCATACTTAGGAAGATTCGTTAATGGTAAGTTTTCAAACGTCCAGGACGTATCTGAATTACGAACAAGGCGTTTTGTCTGTAGATCTTCATGACAAATAATAAGGGTATCAACCGCTTGCGTGTATTCTAGCTCATCAAGCATAGCCTCAGTGATGTCTGTGGCTGTAATATAATTAAGAGCCGTGCCATTTATGCCTCTTTGAACAGCTTGATTTTTAAAAACATAAATGCGGCCAACCACAAAGACCAATAGATAACTATCGGTAACGCTGTATTCAAAAGGAATAATCTTGAAGGAAGAAAATGACGATCCAAAATCATAAACAAATTCCAAGCCATCCCGGCGTTTCATCCCGCCCTGCGGTTGAATTGTAACGTTAGTGGCTTCCTCGAGGGCATTGCGATATTGCTGTAGATCAATCCGGCCCCGCAATAGCGGATCTATTTCACCGACAGAGAAGTTTGATTGATACTGGTTGATACGCATCAATACCTCACTTGAATAAGAGAAAAGTCCTCGATCACTTGCGTGGATTGCCCACGACCATCAATGTTCATTGCCTTGCGCATTTCACCGCCACGACCGTTTTCGCCAGGATTGCCGAATGCTTGCGCGCGAAAGTAATCCGCCTTTGTCGCCTGGTCAGTGATTGGGATCGCTAATTCTGCGGCTGTGGCTAGTTGCAGCAACTTAACAAAGTAAGCTGGCATTTTGTATTCTGGGACGGATGCCTGGTAATCGATATAAACCGTATCCAGGTTTGTGAATAACTGGTTGCCATATACCTCCCATCCGTAACGGATAGGCGATTGACCGGATGCTGTAGATTCAAAAACAGCCAGAACGCCGGATAACATATCATTTGGCAAGAGATAAGCATGATCCCATTCGTTTATAGGATCAGTGTCGAGCTGCGTGAGCTGCCTTTTCTTTATACTCCATGACCAATGGTATGAGCTA